CCTGAGTATTGCGGTGTGCGATAACCTTGTTATTCGTAGCACCAGCACCCGAAGCACCGATTTGGTCAGTGAATACGATGTTATATTCAACATCGGTGATTTGAGCCAACAGGTCATCGAGGTCAGTCGGTTTGTACTGTTCCGTACCACCTGTCGCAACCTGATATCCTGCGTTATCCGTAATATCCGAAGCATCAACCGTTCCGTCCCCTGTAATCTTGCTTGAATCATCAAGAATGAAACGAGCACCGAAGTTCTCGTCAGTCTGGCACCAAGCAATGACTTCAGCCATATTGGTACATTCAGGAGTCTGACACAGAAGATACGGTTCAGCCTGTTCAACTGTCAGTTCATCGTAAGACAATTCAACACCCGTGATGGGGTCTTTATAAAGTCCTGTAAAGGTTCCTCGCCAGAACTTGATTACAAAAGCATTCGGGTCTTCCGTTCCGGCTTCCACTGTGAAGGCATAACCCGTTTTCAGGATATCACCCTCGAGGCCACCATTAGCGTTCAATCCCTCGTCGATAGTTTTCACTACCAGCGTACCACCTTTTGACCCACCACCCGTAGGAGCGAAAGTCATCGTTGCCGGAGTTGTCGTACATGCACGGGCATACAGTAACTTACTAATACCAACCGCATCCGCATTATACGGGTCGGGGGTAAACAGAGCCTCTGCACATTTCCAGAACATTCCGCCTTTCACGAAATCCCGGAAATCCGATAATGTTTCGAACTCGTAGACAGCGTCCTTGCCTTGCTTGTCAGTTCCGTTCACACCAGAACCACCACCGAAGCCAGCACCATAAACACCTGTGTCAATCAAGAGCACGGTTCCATAGTCCAAATTTCGGGAAGCACTACTCTCGCCCGACGTGATTGTAGAATACACACCAGGAAGAGTTCTCAATTTTCCATTAAAATAGACACTCGTTGCCATATTATCATTATTAAAGAGTTTACGAATTTATTTCGGAATAAAGGTATAAAATTTTTCCAAAACATCAATAATCACAAATCTTTTTGAGGAAGGGCAGGAGCCGAAACTCCTGCCCAAACTCATTAAGAAATCTTCCAAGTAGTGTTGGTCGTAATCTTGAATGTCTGAGAACCACCTGTTGCCCCATAGGACAAACTGGTAGGAGTGACGTCAAGATACAGAATCTTCGCTACCAATGTTCTCGCACCTGTTACTGTGAACGTGTACGACAGACTCGTGCTGACACGGGTACTGCCCTCGTACCATCCGTCAAATACATCTTGACTGTTGGTCTTAGTACATTTCACCGTTGCTGAAGCACCATAAGCATAAGAGCCACCGCCAGATACAGAACCACGTCCCGCAGCAGAACTGTCAAGACTGACTGAAATTGTATATGACTTGGTAGTTCTCGTACCACGAGCCTCAAGAGTCACCGCACCTGTAATGTTTGTCGGAGCATACGTTACCGATGTTGAAACTCTGGTAGAACCATTGTACCAACCGTCGAATCCGTATGTATATTGAGCATTGCTCGCCATTACCGTTGCAGTAGAACCAGCAGCATTCGAACCATAACTTACAGATTCACTCGCACGACTCACTGAGGAAATATAACTTCCCTTATTGTAAGTTACCGTATAACTTCTCAGGCTTCTCGTTCCTTTCGCTGTGTACGTTGCATTAGCAGTTACACCCGTAGGAGCATAAGTCGCAGAAGAAGTCACCCTCGTTGAACCGCTATACCATCCATCAACACCATAAGAGTATTGAGCCGTCGTTCCGTTTACAGTCATCGTTGAACCAGCCGCATTTGCTCCGTGAGCCACACGTTCTGTCGTTCTACTCAAACTTGCCACGTAATCACCAGCCGAATATGTGATAGTATAATAGATTCTCGTGAACCTTGCATATACAGTCATCGAAGCCGTTACTCCCGAAATTGCGTAGGAAGCAGAACTACTCAACAACGTACCACCGCTCGCACCAGCCGAATACCATCCGTCGAACTTGTATCCCGCAGCAGCCGAAGCCGTTACCGTGATACTTCCACCATGATTTACACTTCCACCACCTGAAACAGTACCACCAGTCGTTCCGGCTGTATAGTTTCCTGTGCCGTCTGTGGTTCGGTAGTAAGCCGAAGGACTAACAGTATAAGAGTTGATGTTTGCTTTGGCTGTAAGAGACAGATTTGACTTGACAGCGGTCGGAGCATACGTCAATGAAGTTGATACACGGGTTGGACCATTATACCATCCATCAAATGTATATCCCGTCGTTACTGTCGCAGTACATCCTGTTGCATTTGCTCCCCAACTTACTGTTTCAGAAGTCTTGCTGATTTTCGCGATACCTGTTCCCTTGACATAAGTCACGGTATAAGTGTTCGTCGTGTATTCAGCCGTATAGGTCGCATTTGCGGTTACAGTCACTTCACGAGAGGCAGTAGTTACACCGTCAGACCATTTCGAGAATGTCTTTCCTTCAATAGCCGAAGCAGTGATAGTTACTTTCGTACCGTAATTATAAGTGCCAGAGCCAGAACCGTTCACGACTGTCAGCGTGTACTTATTCACTGTCGCAACGCCACGAGCCTCAAAGGTTCTCGCTGCCGTGATATTCGCAACACTCAACGCCAGAGCCGTTCCTATCTGTGTACTTCCTTCATACCAGCCACCGAATGAATAAGTGTACTGAGCCGTATTTGCCGGAAGAGTCGCTGTACAGGTTGCAGTTCCACCATAATTAACCGTTTCACTCGTCTTGCTGATAGAAGCGATATTCGCATTCTTCGTATAGGAGACTGTGTACTTATTAATCGTCGCAGACGCTGTCAATGTACAATTAGACTGAACCCTTGATAGAGTAGCCTTTCCAGCCGTTACCGTCAATGTTCCTGTTCCGGAGGTCTTAGTCCAAGTCGGAGTATTGTATCCCGTAGAAGCAACCGCAGTTTCTGAAGTTACTGTTCCGTTATACGCAACACGTTCTGTGGTCTTCGTCAAAGCATTTACACCTGTTCCTCGAGTATAAGTTACTGTGAACCAATTCTTTTGGAAGCGAGCATAAACCGTAACAGCAGCCGTCACGCTGTCAATGACATAACTTGCAGCCGTACTTACTTGAGTGCCACCTGCGTCGTACCATCCCTGGAAGGTATAACCTGCCGCTGCAGCAGCCGTTAAGGTCGCTTTAGAGCCATAATTATAAGTTCCCGAGCCTGTTACCGAGCCACCGTTATTTCCTGTCGTAAACGAACCAGTAGAGTCCGTATCACGGTATTGAGCCGTTCCTGTAATAGCAAACGTCTTAATAGTGGCTTTCGCAGTGAGCGTCATGTTACTTGTTACGTTCGTCGGACCATACTTCAGAGCCGTACTAACACGAGTCGCACCGTTGTACCATCCGTCGAAATTGTAACCTGTCGTCAGGGCAGCAGTAGAGCCAACAGCGTTTGCACCGTGTTCAACGGTTTCGCTGGTAGGAGTCACTGAAGCAATTCCCGTCTCTTTTGCATACGTGATGACATAAGTATTGATTCCGAACGATGCAGCATACGTTGCATTTGCCGTGACATTCGTAACAGTCAATTTCGCTGTCTTCACACCGTTACTCCAACCACTGAACGTGTATCCAGTTGCTGCCGTCGCAGTAGAAGAAGCCTCTCCACCATATTCAACACGAGCCGAAGTAGGAGCAACAGAGCCACCCGTTCCTGCTGTGAATGTTACGGTGAACCATTGACGTTGGAATCTCGCTGTCAGGCTGCGATTGCCTGTTGCGCTGAACGTATAGGAAGCACTGTCTGATACCTTATTCGAACCCTCATACCAACCAGCGAAACTGTACCCAGTGGCGGGAGTGGCTTTGGCTGTAACAGATGTCCCGTGAGTAACTGTACCGCCTCCGGAAACAGTTCCTCCCGTCGTACCACCCGTGAAGTCACCTGTCTCAGCAATACGGAATTGTGCAGCCAATGTGATTGAATAACTCTTAATAGTGAAGACCGCTTGAATTGTACGGTTCTTCGTGATTTCCCATCCCGGATA